AACGTATTCGGCCCACCTGAGTGGTTAATACTTTCAACAGGAAAGCCACCTATCGGTAGCCAATCCGTATGCGTGTGAGTACGGCCCTTCATGGGCCGTAGACTCACAACACCTTGAGACGGAGGGTCAATCCCTCCCCGTCAAGGCAGAATGCCAAAGAGCTTCAGAAGGCCCTTTGTGCAACTTGCAGTCTGCTCGTCATTAACTTGACGAATAGCCGCTGAGCTAGCGCTCCGGAAATTGTCCGTAGCGGTAGCTCTGTACTCCCGAAATCCTTGTGTGGGTCTCGGTGTAGTTCTCGGGATCATTTCGTATGTACGAAATACTTCCTGAACACGCTGATGTTGCAGCCGTTGCTGCACCAAAAGCGCAGATAGTTGTCGCTGTTTTTCCACAGCGGCAATTACCTCCCCGATACGTGGGTCGCGAAGACTCACGTTCCGGTTAAAGCTCTTCTGAACGGGAGCTTTAGGAACAGTGGGAGGGGTTTTCTTCCCCTCCTTCCTGCCGTCGAGCCAGTTCCACGTCAAACGCGGATCTATCTCGACCACGATACGCTTCCCTTCGTCGGGACGCATATCTGTTTTAATCGCCTCTGGGAGATGCATCACAGGGTCGATTATTGTCGGGTCTACTGGATATTGTTCCAGTAGAGCCGCCAAGGGTCCCATGGAGGGACCCGGACTGCCAGTATCGGGACTCGATGTCCCGGCACTGCCAGTAGGAGGCGGGGAAGGTTTCTCCTCCCCTACCTCCTCCTGTAGCATCGATCGAATTTCTTTCGATACTATAGAGCCTGAATATCCAAAGATTTTACTTTGGAAGTCCGGGCTGGAGAAGTGCTCTCCGACCGTGCGCACTAGTATATTAACTAGATGCAACACGGGCTTCGTCAAGGGGTCCCCCATTAGGACCCCTCGGCGGAGCATGATGAAGTTTGGGTTGGCAAAAGGACTTGGCAACTCATACTTTTCGCCGTACGCCGCCATTGGGCCGCGTGCTTCGAACACGATTGGACGCGGTTTGTAACAAGACCGCAGAA